GATCGCTATGGCGACATCATTCGCGCCAGCGGCTGGCAGCTCGACAATTTCCGGCAAAACCCGGTGCTGCTGTTCGGCCATCAGTCGCGCGCGCTCCCGGTCGGCAAGGTTGATCCCATCCAGGTTGTCGGCACTCAGCTGATCGCCGACTGCCAGTTTCTGCCGGAAGGCGCGACGACGATGGCCGACGAAGTGTGGGCATGCGTCGACGCTGGCGCGTTGCGCGCCGTCTCGGTCGGCTTCGCGCCCACCGGCCCGGTGAATCAGCTGATCGATCAGTCGGGCAATTGGACCGGCTTTGAGTTTACCTCGCAGGAACTTCTCGAATTGAGCGTCGTGCCCGTGCCCGCGAATCCGCAGGCCCTCGCCGTCGCCAGGTCGCTCGGCATTTCCGAAGCGACGCAACGTCTGCTGTTCCCCGATGACGCGCGGGCATTGGCCCACGTCGCGGCGGAACAGCGGCGTCGATCGATCACGCTTCTCCGGCTGCGCGCCGGATAGGAGGCACCATGTCGCTTGCAAAACAGATCGAGGCGCTACGCAAACAGCGCCGCGCGTTGCTCGATTCGATGACGGCCCTCAGCGAGAAGGTCGCCACCGAAAATCGGCTGTTCACGGCCGACGAGGAAAAGGACTTCGACAAGACGCAAGGCGAGATCGCCGACATCGATCGCACGCTCGAACGCCTGCTGGCGGCCGAGAAGGCGGTCGCCGAGGGCGCACGCCCTGCGCCGTCGCCGCTCAACCCGACGCCGACGCCGGGCGTCGAGGTCAAGGCATATAAGCCCTTCAAGGGCCAAGGCTTCGTGCGGATGGTGCTGGCGGTCGCTCGTCACAAGGGCAATCACCAAGCCGCCGCCGAGTTCGCCTCGCGCTGGCGTGATCAGACGCCCGAGGTCGAGATCGTGCTGCGCGCCATCGCGCAGACCGGCGAAATGCCGGGCGAAGTGTTGCGCGCGGCGGTCGCTGCGGGCACCACGACCAACCCGACGTGGGCGGGCCCGCTGGTCTACGCCCAGAACCTGGCCAGCGAGTTCATCGAACTCCTGCGGCCCGCGACCGTGGTCGGCCAGCTGCCGTTGCGGCCGGTGCCGTTCAACGTCTCGATCCCGCGTCAGACCTCGGCGGCCTCGGCGCAGTGGGTCGGGGAAGGGGCGAGCAAGCCGGTTCAGCAGCTCAACTTCGATCGACTGCCGATCCCGTGGGCCAAGATGTCGGTGATCAGCGTCATCACCGACGAGCTGGCGCGCTTCTCGGAGCCGTCGGCCGAGATGCTGGTGCGCGACGATCTCGTGATCGCCATCGCACAATTCGCCGATCTGCAATTCCTCGATCCGACCGTGGCCCCGTTGGCGGCGGTTCGACCGGGCTCGATCACCAACGGCACGGCGGCGCAGGTTATCAGCGTGCCGTCAACCGGCGTCACGGTGGCCGAGATCACGGCCGACGTGACCAACGTGCTGAAACAGATGGCCAACGCCAATCTGCCGATGCTCAACTTGCGCTGGATCATGACGCCTGCCGCGCGCATTACGCTGCAGAACGTCCGCACCGGCCAAGACCTGATCGCCTTCCCCGAGCTGTCGGGCGCGGGCGGCACGCTGATCGCCGGGACCAACCCGACGTTCCGGGGTTATCAGATCGTCGAGACCAACAACGTCGGCGCGGCGGCCGGCGCGACCAATCTGATCCTGCTGGACTGCAGCCAAATCTTCCACGCCGAAGATCCCGTGATCGACGTGCAGGCCAGCAACGAAGCCTCGCTGCAGATGGACTCGGCACCCGCGACGCCCGCGACGCCGCTGGTCTCGATGTTCCAGCAGAACATGCTCGCGATCCGCGCCGAGCAATATCAATACTGGGTCCGCCGTCACGACAAGGTCGTCGGCATGATCACGGGCTTCCAGACCTGATCGATCGTCGCGCGAGCTGCCCAAACCTCTCCCCAAAGCCTACTCGCGCGACGATCGCAACTCGCCGGGGCCTCGCGCCCCGGCCTTTCTTTTGGAGGACCGCGATGGCGAAAAAAGACGACGGGCGCGTGACCGTGATCGCGGGCGACCGCTTTATGCACGAGCGTCGAGCGATCTTCGCGGGCGACGTGCTGCGCGTGACGCCAAGCGACGCCGCCGATCTGAAGGCGATGCGGCTGGTGCGCGATCCCAAGCCAGAGGACGACGAGCGTCTGGCGCGCGATCTCTACAATCGGCGCGACATGCGCGCTCGGCCCTGATGGACGCGCCGTCGCTGTGGACGCGCATCGTCGGGGCGGCGCGCGTTCTGCGCCAAGGTTTCCCCGGTGGCCAGGTTCTGTGGCCCGGCGGCGGTCGCTGGGGCTATGGCGATCGCGGCCCGCCCGGCGCGTGGCAGATGGGCCGCAACTTGGGCCACACGAGTCAGGAGCTGATCGCCTTCTCGGCGGTGTATGCCTGCATCAACACGATCGCCTCGGACATGAGCAAGCTGCCGGTGCAGGTGTTCGCCGTCGATCTTTCCAACGGCGCGATGAGCGAGCGGCGAACCGACTACTACACGCAGCTGATGAACGCGCCCAACCAGTTCATGACGTGCGCCGATTTTCTCTACGCGTTCGTTCAGTCCTATTTGATGCAGGGCAACGCCTACGCCTACTGCCGACGCAACGCGCGCGGCGAGATCAGCGAAATGCACATCCTGAATCCCTATCGCGTGCAGCCGCTGATCGCCGAGGACGGCTCGATCTACTATCGCTGTTCGCAGGACTATCTCGCGGGCATCGAGCCCGGCCAGATCGTCCCCGAGCGCGACATGATTCACCACCGCCTGCCGCTGCTGCCGGGCTATCCGCTGGTGGGCGTCACGCCGATTTTTGCCGCCGCGTCGTCGAGCGCGGTCGGCCTTAAAATCCTGCAGAACTCGCAGACGTTTTTCGCCAACAGCTCGCGGCCCTCGGGCGCGCTCGTCACCGACAAGCCGGTGGCCGACGACAAGTCGGCGCGCATCAAACAGGAATGGGACGAGGCGTTTCGCGGCGACCAATACGGCAAGATCGCCATCCTCTCGAACGGCTTCAAATGGGAGCCGCTGACGATCACGGCGCAGGACGCGCAGCTGATCGAACAGCTGCGCTGGTCGGTCGAGGACGTCGCGCGCGTGTTTCGCGTGCCGCCGTTCATGCTGGGCGACATGCAGAAGGTGTCCTACCGCAACACCGAACAGCTCAGTCGAATGTATCTCAACGGCTGCCTGTCGTTCCATGTCGTGGCGCTGGAGCAACGCTTCGCCCGCGCTTTCGAGTTCGGGCCGGACTTCGATTTCCAGTTCGATCTCGACGAGCTGTTGCGCACCGAGATCGACGTGCGATTCGGGGCCTACGAAAAGGCGCTCAACTCGGGCTGGCAGTCGATCAACGACGTCCGCGCGCAAGAGGGCCTGACGCCCGTCAAGGGCGGCGAGGTCCCGCGCGTGCAGATGCAATACGTGCCGATCGACGCGCCGCCGCTGCCCACGACGTCGCCGATCGGGCCAGGGCCGGGCGATCCACCGGCACCGAGCGATCCAGCGCCATCACCCGACCCCACAGAGGCGGCGCTTGACGTCGCTCGCGTGCGCGCGGCGGTGCGCCAGCGACTGCGGAGGGCGGCATGACTCGCGATCAGATTCTGGCGACCGTGACCGAAGTCCTCGCGGGCGAGCTGGCGCTGCTACGCGACGAGCTGGAAGCGCGCATCGACCGTCGTGTCGACGCCAAGCCTGTGCCGCCGTTCGTGCCGCCGCCCGTGTGGACGGCGGGTCGTCACGGCGCGGGCGTGTCGGTGCGTCATCGCAACGGGCTTTTCATGGCGCGTCGCGACACGGAGGACGAACCCGGTCGAGGCGATGGCGCGTGGCTGCCGCTCGTCGTCGGCCTCGCCGGGCTCGATCTGCGCTGGACAGGCGAGCGTCAGCTGGCGGTGCGCGCCGCGCTGTCGGACGGCACGACCTACGAGCTGTTGCATCGCATCGCCGTGCCGATCGTGCGCGGCTACTGGTCGGCCGATGCCGACTACGAGGTCGGCGATCGGGTTTTTCGCTACGGCGAATTTCACGCGCTCGAGGCGAGCCGTGGCGTCGAGCCCGGATCGCCGGGCAGCGAGGAATCCTGGTTGAAGGTCGGCGGCAAAAACGCCCGCGCGACTCTGCCGCTGTCGATCGACGACGAAGGCGAGATCAGCGAGGGCGGGCGCGTCATTGGCTCGATCAAGCCGCTCGTCGCCCGATTGCTCGACGAGCTGATCAGCCGACACAAGTAGGGGGCGACCATGGCCGAGACCGACAGCGCGCCCGCGCCAGCGGCAGCGCCAGAAAAGCCGCGCCTTCTCACCGACGCGCCGATCGACTTGGCGATCCTGAAGGATGATCTCGACATCGACCCGGCCGACACGTCGCAGGACGCGTGGCTGCAGCGCCGCGTCAACGGCATCTGGCAGCGCATGGAAACCTACACGGCGCGCCGACTGGTCAGTCCGCCGCAGGGCTTCGTCGACGATTGGGGCGAGCTGATCCTGAACGACCGCTATCGCCTGCAGCCGCCGGGCTATGCGTGGCGCGATCTGCCGCGCGCCTCGGTGTTCCTGCGGCAATTCCCGGTGCAGTCGATCACCGCTGTCGAGCTGAACGGCGCGGCGATCCCTGATCCCACCGTCGCGATGTTCGACGGCAAGACCGGCAAGCTGTTCGGGCTCGACGGCTCGTCGGAGATCGCGCTCGACCTCGGGCACTGGCTGCCGAGCATGCGCGCCAAAGTCACCTATCTGGCGGGCTGGACCGAGCTGCCGCCCGATCTCTACGAAGTTCTGCAGGGGGCCATGCTGATCCAGTGGGGCAACCGGCAGAGCCAGCAGTCCGAACTCGCGGGCGGCAACATCAGCGAAATTTCGGTGCAGGACGTCGGCTCGTTCAAGATGACGTCGAGCAATCCTTTCATCGTGGCGTCGAACAAGGGGCCGGGCGCGCTCGACCCGCTGCTGGGGCCGTTTACCGCGATTCTCGACAACTATGTCGATTGGCGCGCGTCGCTCGGGCTGGCGACGTTCCCCACGACGATCGAGATCGGCACGCCGCCGGGGCCGTGGTGGCGCGGTTCAACG